CCGATAACTCGGTTTTCTTTTCGTCTTTTGCGGCTTTGTGGTGATTTCTTTCTTCTCTACCTTTGCCTGTGCCTTTACCTGCTCCCTATACCTCAAATACCTCTTAACAAACTCCCTCTTAACAAACTCCATCTTATCAAAAGCAATCCGCTTCCTGTCTATCTCTCCAAGCCGGTCCTTCCCATATTCCTGTTGTAAACCCTTCTTGCCAGTTCCTTCGCCTTCCCCTCGCAATACCCTTCCTTCAGGAACTTCCTTTTCAGCCTCACGTACCCGCTCTCCTTCCTTCGCTTTTGTCGCATACTCTTTAGTCTCCTCCGGTATCTTTATTTTTCTAGGACCCTCGGTATATTTTTTCTTAACCGGTTCGGTTATCTTTTTTTCTTTTGACAATGTTCCTGCTGTTACCCTTGCCGCCGTCGGAACAGATAAAACAGCAGCTTCAACACCAATGTTTTCCAAATCCTGCTTTAAACCCGCTTCCAATCGCTCAAGCACATTAGCATCTTCACCCGCACCAAAATCATCAACATCAGTAATAGCTCTCAAAACAGTACCTAACCGCTCCTCACCTATTTCACCAATAATATTAGAATAACCGCCTTTCTCCAATAGTTTTTTGGTGAACTCACCGGACGAGCCACCAGTGACTTTTTGCCAGGCCTTTTGAATGCCACCTAATAATTGAGTACCCAATTTCGTTTTACCAACAATCTTTTTCAAAGGAAATGCCACTGCCTTTGTAATAGCACCTCCCGCCGTTTCCGAAGCCGCCTCGATAACCTCATCACCCCAACCTTTTGCGAACGAAGTTGCCCAACTCTCTTTTTCTGCCAAGTCCAGAGCAGACATTGCCTGTCTCGTTGCTGTCTTTTCCGCCACACGAGTAGAAAGCCCCAGAGAAGCCCTCGATATAGCCCCACCTGTCCATCCGGCAGCCTTTAAAGCCGCCCGCCCCGCCTTTGTTTTTACATGACTTTTTAAAACTCTAAAAGCCGCTTCTTTTGCCGCAGTTTTCCCCAATGTAGCAAGTCCGCCAGTAAGCATAAACTCAATCATATAAGTAGGTAAAACACTAATTCCCTTAGCAAACTTCCCCCAAAAAGTATAGCCCCGTCTCTGTTTTTCATCGAGATCAATAAAATAATCTCCCAACAGCTTTAAATCCCGCTCCTCCGTAAAAACATCCTGGAAATCACGCACATAGCCGCCCATGGAAGTTATCTTATATTTAGGAGCTTGCTGGAACTGTTCATAATCTCCTTCATCCAATCTCTTTATTGCCCCAATCAAATCCAAGGCTTCAGCAACCCCATAAGCGCCACCCACAAATGGGATCTTTTTCATCCCCTCCATGCCGGAAATCTCATCACCAAAAGCCTCCAGCATCCCAATTTCACCCTGTTGAACCGGTTCTTGCCCATTCATAACCGCATCAACAGCCTTCCCCAACTCCCCACGCTCACCGTCCACAGATGAAGTTTCCCCCCTTGGTAAGGGGGAACTAAGGGGGGTTGTTTCCTGCTGACCAATACTTTCCGGCAACGACAATTCCTCACCCTTCGGCTGCCACGTCCCCACATACCACCGCTCATCCTCAACCTTTTTTCCGACCCTGGCAAAAAGGTCTTTCAATTCAGGCGTAACATATTCCGGATAATCCTTTTCAAGAATAGCATAAGCATCCTTCGCCTCATCAAAAAGCGGAGAAACCCGCTCAAATCGAGCCAATCTATCCTCAAACTTACTGGAATCCGACCTAAATATGTCCAAAGCACCCATAAAATCAATCCAAAATAATATAATAGTCCTTACCTTTCCCCCTTAATAAGGGGGGAATACAAAGGGGGTTACTTAAGTTCATTCTCCAACTGCCGCAAACCATCCGTCAATTGCCCAACAGCCTCCCTCCCTTTCTGATCCTTAACATCCTGCTTACCGGAATAAACCAAAAAACTTTCAATATCATTAATCTGTTTTACATCATCAGAAGATAACTTCCCAGTTCGTAACTTTTTCAACATCCCATCGATCAACCCAACATATTGAGTAACCCTATCCTTACCAGCCGACTCCTTCATAAAATCACCATAAAAACCACTCTTTAACAAATTAACCGCCTCCTTGCGCAAAGCCTCCAACCGCTTCGTCGGGTCCTTACTCCCAACGCTCCGGCTACTTGTACTTTTCCCCTCCATCGCCTTATTATGCCTTTCCCGCTCCGCCCTATCCTTCTGCTTTTCAGAAAGCATACTACCCCGATGAGAATCAAGCGCATCCTGTCTTGTAGTATTTTCCAAAAACCCCGCAATCTCCGAAGTTTTAAACTTATACCCCCGCAAAACCTCACGTTTCGGGTCCAGCTTAATGAACCAATCAGGAAACTCCCCAAGCCCCGACTGCTCAAAATCATACTTCTTCTGCAACTCCGCAGCATCAGCAGCCGTTTTAGTATCCAACATACTAACCTGGTGCGCCTGCTGATCTTCCCTGTGCTTTTCCTGCTGCTGAACACGCCTGTTCATCATCCCAATCTCATGCTCCCGCTGCTCACCAAGAAACTTCCGTTTCTGCGTATCCCCCACAATCAAATCAACCGCATCCATAATCCTGGAAAAATAAGGATTCTCTGCCATAACAATTCTCCAAATTACCTAATTACCAATTTACCCAATTACCATTCAGCCTGCCATTGCTTATACCTACTCGGATCATACTGCAACCCAATACCCGGAGTACCCGCGCCAGCGTCCGCCGTATTTTTGGCGGATCCACCTAAAAGCCCCGCCTTCCAAAGCAGCATCGTCTTCGCCATATCCCCAAACCCCTGACCAAAGAAATCACTCGAATCAGCAGCATTCCCGGCACGTAAATTAGCCTTTGCCATCTCATAAGGCTGCATCATATTCAAATAATTAGCAAAAGAACCAATCTGCGCCTGCTTCAACTGTGGCTCAATATTTGAAGCCCCACGACCAGCCTCATAACTCGAACCCTTGAGCGCCGACAACAGCGCACCACTCGGAAGCCTCCGGGCAGCCCCAGCCTTCTTAATCTCCGAAACATTCTTCATATTAACATCCTGAACATTCCGCAAATTCTGATTCCGTAACATCGAAAGATCAGAATCATCCAAAGTCATCTCATCCTTATACTGCGAAGGATCAAACCCGCCAAACAACTTATTGGGCTTAACCTGCTCATTAAAAAGCTTCTTCCCCAACATACCAATACCTTGCGCCGCCAAAACAGCCCATGGAAAAGTCATAATGTACCTCCATATAAAAAAATGTCATTCCGGTTTGAGCGTAGCGAAATACCGGAACCCCATCAAAAAACAAAAAATTACCACCTACCACAATGCCACAAAGAATAATGATTTCCATCACCATATTGCCCGCCCCAAACACATAATTCATGCTGTTTTTCCCACCATAAACCAAGCTTTCTATGCCCCCTGGTAGTTTGTACCAATCGACCGTTTCTCATCAAATTCAAATCAACAGCAATCTTCAATTTATGATTAGAAAAAGAAGCGCTATAACCTGGTTTTTCCCCATACTCACCATGAGACCGGGGATCACGAAACAAATCACCGCCACGAACCTCAAAGCCAAGTTCATGCGCCTTTATAATCAACATCGGCAAAAGACGCATGAATAGCTCCTGTTTCTTTCCCAACCGCATCAATCATCATCCAAATTATCCAACTCGATATCATTTTCAGCAGCCACCGCCTCAAAAGCATCCTTCACGCCAACAACCAACTGATCATCAATTTCAGTATCCGTTTTTTCCACCAGCGTTTCCAACTCAACATCAATAATCGGGTACCCGGAAACAAGCAATACCTTCGCATGTGTCGGTTCAGCCTTAAAAAACGACCTAAGCAGTGCTTCCGTTACAGTCCTGGCAATAGGTCTAATAATCGGCGTAACCAAAGGCGCAAACATCTTTCCCAACAAAGATTTAAAATTCAACCTCATTTTGAATCTCCTCTTGTTCGTTTATAACTTTTATGAATTAATCCCCCAACAGCAGTGCTAACACCCGTAACCAAAACTTCCGTAGCAAAAACCGCCGTAACCGGAGTCAAATACATCAACCCGCCAATAGCAGTCAAAGCCATACCGGTAATCGTTTTCTTACCATCGATAGCACCCCATATTTTCTTAAAAAACTTTTTCATTTCAAATTATTACCCAACTTTTTAACATCACTCTTAATAGTAGCCAAATCATCACGAATATACTCGATATGAATATGAATCTCATTCAAAGACTTCTCATTAAAAATTACCTTTTTCTCCATTTTATCAACCCGTTTTTCCAAAGGTGAAACAAAAAAAGTAACCGCAAACGTATACCCAATCGTAAGTAAAAACACAACAAAAAACACAAACCCATACACTCTTTTAATCGTAAAGCTACCGTTTTTTTCACCCATTTTAAGCCCCTGTAAGCTTCTTTTTTTCTTGATTTTGACCTTGATCTCAACCTAATCAGTCAAATCCGAAGAATTAAGCGCCGCAAAAAGCGCATTAACCGCTGTAATAACATCAGCCAACGCCGCCCCATCATCAACAATGTCCCGTTGCGTAATTCGCCTAAAATCCAATTCCCTCAACCGATCATCATAATGCCGATGGATATCCTCAAGATTCTTAACCTTAATATCATCATTCTTCGTTAAAACAACCGCCCTTTTCCGAATCGAACCCATAAAATAATTCCTTCCTTATCCCTTCCCCCTTTTGAAAGGAGGACCGAGGGGGAATGTAACTATCTCCAATTACTAACCAACAAAAACAACTCCCTCAATTCCAGCCCCATAGAAGCCGAAGCGCTCTTCCCCGAAAAAGTCAACTCCAACTGCTTAAACAAATACTTCGGAACAACATACTTATCAACCATGGCCGTAGCAGAAGGCGTAATCTCTCCCGAATAACCCAAAGCCTGTGTCTCATCACTGCCTGTAATAGATATGTTTACACCAGACTTCGCCACAACCTGAATCTCCTTCAACTTCTTAAAATCCCTGGGAGACCGAAAATCAAACACCTTAACCGTAAAACTCCAATTCACCTCCTCATCAAAAGTAGACTCCTCATGATCAAACTGCACAAACTTCCCAGAAGAAAAACACACCATCTGGTTCACATAATTAATAAAAAATCCCAATAACGTAACATCAGTATCGCGTAAATACCACTCACCCTTATCAATATCAAACACAAGTACCTGGTCGCTCGCTCCCCCCTTCAAAATGAACCACAGCTCATTATTCAGCTTATTGTAAAGGATCAAAGAATTAGCATCAACATAAGCCTTGTAAAACTCCTTCATCTTTAAATTATTCAGTAATGGCACCGCCTGCACCCCATTCCAAGCAAAAACGTCCTGCTCATCTCCGAAATAAAGAACATCATCCACAACAATAAAAAGAGAATCACCAAAAAGACCTTGCTGGCGAATTCCAATATCCTCATAATACCTACCTCCTGAAAAATTCCCCTGTGAAAAAGAATTCCGTTTTAACATCACTAACCGGTTCCCACGCTTCACAATCGCCTTGATTTGATCAACATCCCCCACCTCCGTCTGAATCAAATTTCCATTCGGAAAACAATCAAACATTTCCAAAGAAGAATACCGCACCGTATCTTCCTCCTCATCCTCCCCCGAATTAACATAAGCCCTATCCTCGATCACCACATGGTGAGTATAATCCGGAGCTATATCCGAAGTCCCCGAAGGAATATCCACAAAACCATAAAATTCATTAACCTGCCTATCCAAATCAACGCCAACCCGTGTATTATAGCCATTAGAAGCATCATAAACCCACTTCTTTTCAACCTGCACATCAGCATCAAAACTTTGCGCAATCGCACCGCCAACCAAATTACCATGAATCTTATGAGCAATCTCAAAATAAGCATCATTCACTTCAGTAATAATTGTATCAATGCCTGCACCGGTAGTACCATGAATAAAAATCCGCAACCCAACCCTGAAAAAACCATCAACCTCACTCGGAGCCGTAGCATCGCCAGTAACAAAATAAATCCGGTTCAACTCAACATTATCATAATAATAATTTTCACGGTGAAAACTGAACGTCTCAACCCCATTGATCAGTGAAAGAATACGGGAAACATAAAAAACAAGCTCACTATCATCAATCGGCAAACTCTCCAACTCATGCACTGCAAAAGCAAAACCAAAATCAGTCATCCGCTTATTCGGGAAACTATTCTCCAAGTCGCTGCCATTCAACTCAAAATCAAACCCCCGCACAAACCCGTCCGTATGGTACTCCAAAGAGCCAATCTCCGAATCAATTGCTGTAAATTGATAAGGTGGAGCACTGAACTGGTTATTCAAATTCCCCATCAAACAGAACTGAGCATTATCATACTTCGTAAAAGCCTTCCCAAAAACCGCCTTCTTACCCGTATCAGAATCACGATCAGGATCAAAAACATTATCCAACTGCAACTCCTGGCTCATCAACTCCGCCTTTTCCATAACCCAATCCTGAATTGTAACAGGGCAACACTCCTCAATTAGGATAAAATCAAAATAAGCCGTGTCATTAGCAGCCCCATCAGAAGGCATCAACTCAACATAAAGCGTAGTCCCGGTCGAAGTAAATTCCGCCGTCAATTCCGTCCAGGCATCTTCAGTAGTAGATGTCAAAGTACCATATTCAGAACCGCCATCACTCGAACCCAGCTTAATCGTAATATTACCAGTCCCACCCGAAGCACGATAAAACATCCCCCAAAACCGGATCGTCTTACCACTCTCGATTATAAAAGAACGTTTTGCAACCCCAGTATTAGCCGGATTTTGAACCACTTTTAAGCCATACTGCTGCTCCGGCGCACCCCACATACCGGAACCATCAGCATCAGCATCACAATCGTACTGGCTAACCGTAGCGCTGCTCCCTGTCCAACTCTCCGTATCCGTCTCAAAACCGCCCCGGTAAATCTCCTCCCACGCATCCTCAAACAAAGTTCGATCAACATAAGAATACCAAAGCGGATCAGAAGCCCCGGTAATCCTAACAACCCCCCGAAAATAAAAAAAGCGCAAAACAGCGCTCCCACCAATAGTAACCCCTGAAGGAAGCGAAACCGCTGCCGGCTCCTCATTTTCATATCCATTCCCAATCCCAGCATTATAGTCCAGCCTGTATAGTCCGATCCCATGTTGAAACAAAATAAATCGATCCCCGGAATACTCATCATAAATCTCGATGGAAGCCGTAAGATCATTATATGATCCATTCTCAAACAGATCAATATAACCATCCACACACTCCCAAAGCCCCGATTTATTCTGTTTCAAGTTCTTAACCTCCTGATGCTGGTGCCCCCCCATCTCCGTCTTAACCACATCCGAAAGCATCCCACCAGGACGAACCGGTATTTGTAAAACATTATTCATAAATAATTCCCAAATCCGAAATCTAAAATCCCAAATCACAGCACCCCATACTCATCATAATCCTCCGTATCCACCAAAGTCTGATACTTCAAAGGACCTGTTTTTTCAGGCGAAACATCCTGCTTGTAAGTAGAAAGCCGTCCCAAAGCCGATTTTCGCTCCAAAAATCTCCGCACATCAACCTCAAACTTATCATATTTAGAAGTAAGCTCGATACAAGTCCCATACATAAGCACATCCTGCAAATGATCAGGATATTCAGGCTCATTTACTTCCCCAGTCCCAACATCCCCATCATCCGCATCCACAAGTGTATAGCCAGCCGAATAATAACAAACCGTCAAAGTTGTATCCGCAGAAACCGAAGCAAAATAAATTCTGTTATTATAAATCGTAAACGTCCGGTATTCAGTATTTTTAAACACTTTAGAAGGAACATAACGATAATCCACACTCATTTTAAAAGGTCTGATCCAATCAGCAGGTAGCCCCCAATACCCATCATCCACCGAATCATCTGCCCCGGGAGAAGAAAAATCAACCGAAAGTTCCCGCTCAACAACCTTCAAATCCTCATTAAGCTGCCCATAAACCCGGCGCATCGCCCGCAAAACCACCGCCGGCGGAAAATCATCCAACTTCGGATCACCAATCCGATACCCAATATCCCTTACTAATTCTCCTACTTTATTCGCCATAAGCCTGTCATTCCTGCGAATGCAGGAATCTCCCAATTTTACTTACCTTTACCCTCTAATTTATACTCAATCCCATGCAACTGCAACGTCATTCCAATATCTTCCCGCAAATGTTCTCTTAATTTTTCCGCATCCTTATCATAATACCCGCTTTTCGCCAAATACATCAACCCGCCATCGATTAAATAATTATGAAACTCACCCGGAAGAATAGGAATTAAAGCATAAGTGTACTCTTGACTGCCATCAGGACACGTACACAGCGCCTGTTTTGAACTCGCAGTATAAGCCATAACCTGAACCACATCAACCTTTCTTAAATCACCCGAAATCTTTTTATACAGCGCCATAAAATACCCACTAATCACGTTATTCCGCACAGGCGCATAATTATCAAGTGTTAAAGTAGTTTCATCAGCAGAAGAATTCCCAATCCCAAACAAAAGATCAGCAATCCTTTTCCGATACTCAAACTTAATATCAGTGCTGGAAAGAGCCGGAGTAAACTCAATCCGATCCCCAAACTGCACATAAATAGGGTAATTTTCATCACTCGGATATTGCTCATTACCGATAAGAGATTTATTATCAATATCCAACTTATTCGCTAACTTAAAACTCCCCGCAGCATTCTTCCGATAAACATTAACCATCAGCAAAACATCATCAGGAATCAAATAATAATCCCCTGACTGCCCGCTTGGCTGCAAAGAAGCCACCAAATCATCCTTAAAAAGCGGATACAACAACTGCGAAACCAAATTATTAGCCAAATTCAAACACCGTAAAAGCTCCGCCGTAGGCAAATCCTTCTCCGTATGCTTACCAACAATATTCCGCAAGCTTGTCATTAACTCATAAGTATCCATAAGCAATTCCTAAATCCGAAATCGTAAATCTAAAATCGTCAATCGTTCCCATCCCCACCATCATTCAAAACATCCCGGTTATTCCCACCAAACGCCTGAAACTCATCAATGAACTGCTTATTCAAAGCAATCCCCAAATTAGCATTATAATTATCAACAAAACAGCAAAGCGAAGCAGCCTTCAGCACAATAGCATTCCGCAAATCTTCCCTTAACAAACAATTCTGCGAATCAGAAACAGCCGGAAAAGCCTGAACATACCGCAACCTTATACCGCTACTCAAATCCTGCGAAGGAACCGGACGGATATCAAACCCGCCCTCAACAAAATCAAATTTCGGCAAAAACTGTGTCGGTCGCTGATCAAGCGAATTAGGATAAAACTTCCCATCTCTCGTCAAAATCGCCTCATAACCGTCATTCGTCTGAGTAATAGCCTCATTAAAATCAATCCAAAGCTGAATCAATCTAATAAAATCAGACGGCCACTGATAAGCAGAAATCCCATTTAAAAGATTCCCCTTCGCCGTCTTAATCGCATTATCAATCTCCGAAAGCGGAAAAACCCTGCAAATATACCGCACAGCAGCGTTAATATTCTCATAAACCTTATATCTGCTTACAGTTGTGGCGTCATTATTCAACTCCAAATGAGCCACAACCTCAGCCTTTAATGCAGTACCAGTAATCATAAAAAAAGCCCTTCCTTACCCTTCCCCCTTACCAAGGGGGAACACAAGGGGGTTATAAAATTAACTAACCAGCCAGTTCCTCACACAGATCCTCAAGCGCCGCAATCTTTTTCGCCTTAGGAAGCTGCATATCAATCTCAATTCCTAACTTGGCGCCAAACTCAATAATTTCAGTAGATTTCATCTTAGTAAAATCCCTTTCAGCCAACTCCGCCAAAATCGGTTCATAATCAGTTGTAACCTCAGCGTCCGGATTTTCATCACCAGCCGGGTCTTCATCATTACTCTGTGAACTCGGTGTCTCTGTGGCAGAAAAAGGCTTTTTACTTACCAAATGCGGATCCTGCTCAAGTAACAATTCAGCAACATCATCCGGCACATCGGTTGGTTTAGTCGGAAAAAGAATGTACGTTTTTTTATAATCAACCTTATCCTCCCACTTATTCCGCAACCGAATCCGCTTACCACTTTTCCCCCCTTCAGGTAAAACAACAGCCAAATACAAATCCATAACAACGCCTCCATATAATTAATTTTTTATGCCTTATTTTCCCCATTACTAAAGGGGAACACAAGGGTTAATAACAAACTACCAAAACCTTCCACGAACAACAAACTTCTTTCCTCGCCACCTGCAAATCACATCACCCTCGTTCAACATAGCCTTGCTCCTATCCCCAACAAAAACAAATGGCTTCAAACAAAAAGTCTGCCCCCGATCATCCTCGTTCAGCACCTCTTCAAAGCCATCATTCAATCCACTCCCGGCAACAAATTTTTTAGCATCGCAAAAAACCTTCAAAAACAATCGAATCAGATATTTCATAGCCGCCTCCAATAATAATCATTTCCCCTTTTGAAAGGGGATTAAGGGGAATGTAAAAAATTTCCCGGCGATCCATAAAAGGAAAACAATTCCCTGATGAACCGCCGGAAATTCCGTTAAGACTGTGTCCCAATTTTGGTCCAGGTCGTAGCAGCAGTCTTAACATAACACGTACCATCAGCAGTGTCAGTTAACTTACTTCCAATATCCGGTCCAGTGTTAAAATTTGCAACCGTAGTCGTATCAGCCCAAAGAAGCATGATGTTTTTAGCACCATTCTCCGATTCAAGATGAAACAGGTAAACATCACCAGTCTCACTCGAAAAAAGACCACGATTTTCAATCTTAACTTTGGGATTCAGTTTATATATGTTTGCCATTTTAAAACTCCTTACATAATTTTTATAAACCTTACAAAAATGCGCTATTGCGTACTCCAATGACTAATTACTAATGCACCGATGACCAGGCTAATCCGTCCTTACCATCACTGGCGCAATACTACTATCATTCCAGTAATTTTTCCAATCAGACGTAATAGAACTATCAAACTTCAAAAAAACATACCAGGAAACAGTAGTAAGCGGATTGCTTTCCTGACCATCAAACTCTAAACTTAACCAGCGCGCAGCAGGATAGGTACTATCATTAACGCCATCGATAACATTAATGGTATCTCTTTTAGTAGTAGTACCCAAAGCATCAATAATTTTACCGCTTGCCGAATCAGCCAAAACCCACGTACCATCATATTCCTGGGAATATTGAGCAAACACGTTTACATCTTCCGTACCGGTAACATTGCTACAAATCGCCCAAATCATAGCGTTATTTGTATTACAATTACCAATAAACATAGAGTTCGTGTACCAACTACCCACACTATCCGCAGTCATATCCACAGTGCCATAAAACAGCACACCTGTCGAAAAAACCCTGCGCCGAACCGTCTGCTCATAAGTATCACCTGCGTAAACAGGAATAATAAAAGCAAACAGCATCACCAGAACCATTGCAAATAAAAATATTTTCCTTAAACACATAACAAAACCTCCAAAATTAATTCGTAAATCAGAAATTGCAGAGCCGACCAACCAGGATCAGGTCAGCCGACTCCACTGGCGGCACTGAGACCCTACCAACACCTAAAAACTCGGAGCTGCCGCATAAGTGATCGCAATAGCAGAGCTTTCATTCACAACATACTGACCGGTCGTACCATCATCACGGTTCCAGGCATCCGCTCTCGCAGCACCGGCAATACGTCTGTAAGCAATACCAATCAGCTCATCATAATCGTCAACCCGCTTTTTATAGCCCAAACGATCCGCATTAGCCAGATACAACGCGCCGGCGCCCAAAATTATCGCCGCAAACATCGTATCACTGCTATAATCCTCAAAACTGTCCAAATCACCGGTAGCCGTAGCCACCTGGACAGTAGAAGGACCATACTGCGGTAAAGAACTGGCAACACGCACAGGCCACACAGCCGTATCACTCTCAAAAATCGCAAAACCAGACCAGATATATTTTGCCCCAACCAGGAATGGATTATCCTTTGCATACGATTGAGCCATTGCCGTAGCAACAGTACTGCGAAACGTAGCATCAGCCTCCAAATCCTTAATCTGCCATCCATGAGCAACAATTAACCTTAAAGCATTCCCATCTTTCATAATAATGGGCGAAATTTTTTGAATCTTCGGATCAGCCTTCAATCCGTTTAAAAACCCGGTATCAAACACATCACCAGCCCCAACAAAACCCATTTCAGTTGCAATGCCCTGGTTATAAGCAGCATTTCCGGGATAGCCATAAGTGGAATAAGAAACCTTGCCACGTCCGGCAACAAAAACATGCGGGTGATGGGTAGCAGCAATCTTGGAATCACCAGACCAGCGCGCAGAAGCCAAAACATTCCACGAATAACCGTAATACAACCCAAAACTGCACATCAGGTAATTCATCGCACGTGCATAATGGCGCTGTAAAGCCGGTTTGGTATTTTTAAGAAGCTGCAAATCCTTATTAACCTGAGTATCGATCGAGCTTTCCTGTGGCTTTTCAGCATGTCTCAAAAGTTCAACAGGAACTTGAAAAAAGTTGACCTTCGGTTCCTCTTCATGTTCCTTCATCTGCTCTTTCCCAATTCGCCACAGATTTTTCAAATTACGATGGAGCGGAATCTCAATCAAATCTCCGCTTTTTCCACCAAGTTCATTTTGTATAATAATCGGGCTTTCAACCGGCGCAGGAACAGTCCCAGCCTTAACAGGCTTACCACCCGGAGTGGTAAATCCAGCCCATTTTCCCCACAGCATTTGCTTTAAAGACTCAAACTCCATCTTTTTAGCAAGCACAAGCGGGTAGTTACCCGAAAAACTACGTGTAAAAACATCATTACTGGCAGGCATATAAACCTCCTAATCTATGTCATTCCGGCATCCTTATAGCCGGAATCTCCTAAATTAACATTAATAGTTATTTATATCCCAGTGCCTGCCTAAACTAACCCTCCGCCTTCTCCAACTCCGCAAGCGCCTGATCAACAGATTTTTCATCCATGTCATTGATCTCATCAAGCGTCATATTAGAAACAGGTTTCGGTTTAGTTGTTGCGCCTCTCGGCATTTTATCCAGCGGAGAGCCGCCGTTTTTAGCCTTCTCAATGTTTTTTTCAAACGTCTTTGCTGTCGTTTTAGCCTGAATATCACTCTTAATGTCCTCAAAATTAAGAACATCCCAGGCGATTTTCATCTGATCAACAGAATAAACGCCATCCTCATTAGGCTTTAATTTTTCAGTTACAAACTTATCTAACTTCTTAAAATTATCCGATGATGTGAAATCAGTAACAGCCTTTTCATCATCAGCACTAACTCCACGCAACTTGAGGAAATCAAGAATCTCATCTGCCTGGGACTTTAACCGACCCTGATCACGTTGCGCAATTTCAGCATCCTGCTCACGCTGTTCAGCATCATTAACATCCTTCTGCCTTGCTTCATACTCTCTCTTATTAAGAAAATAATCACGATAAGCATCAGGATCATCCCATTTTATCTCCTCAAGCTGTTCAGCAGAAAGTTCACTGAACTCACCAACCGTGGATTCACGAAGCTGCTTTTTCAATTTCTTCGTTTCATCATACGCCTTTTCTAAATCTTTCTCGATTTCAGCACGGCGCATCTGTTCTTTCGTTAAAGCCGACTTCGTATCCTTCAAAGGATCATGAGTAACGTCTTTGTCGGAATCGGTATCATCCTTCTCTTTCCCCCCTTCCGAAGGGGGGTCAGGGGAGATGTTCTCATCCTTTTTCTCACCATCAAGCTTTTCTTCCGCCTTATCAATAGTTTCGGTTGTAAAATCATCGCCAACCAACTCCTCAAACTGCGAAAGATCAAGATTCTCAATATCTTCATCGCTTAAATCGTCAGGATCAACATCCTTCAAGTCCTGCTTATTTTCATCTTCAACGATAGTCTGATCGTCTTTTTGCAGGCCATCCTCAACGTCATCCGTTTTGGTATCGGTAATCTGCTCATCCGTCAGGTCGTCTGTTTTTTCTGGATCCGGCATAAATAATCACTCCATATTTGTGGGTCTTAATCCAACCTTTCCCCTTTGGTGGATGTCCGATAGTCCACTATTTTTTATTATCAACAGCCTTCCGCTCCCCAGGTCCACCACCGGCGGATAATCCGGGAGCCTCAAGGCTCTGTTTTTTCGCTGCCAAATCAAGCATTCCCTGAACCTGCTGCATAGCGTTCATTTTCTGCGCCTCATCAGCCTGCCCTTCCTGCTGTTCCCGAATAACACCAGCAAATGCCTGAATAAATTTATCAATATCACCCAAATCACTCTCTGAAAGCCACCACTGCAAAATAAGCGAAATCGCCTGCGGCGGCACACCAACATTGCCAAACATCGTTAAAACCGTTTGCACCACTTCTGTTTTTTGCATAAACCGCATCTGTTTCGCAGTCGGATTGCGCTCCATATCATCCGCAATCACACCATAACGCCCAACTTTAATATCATTCATCACTTGAATCGTTTTCGGCGTTCGCTGCTCACCAGAAAGAATCACAAACGTTCTACCAGGATTATAATTCTCCTGCATAATCCGAATATCTTTCTTGTATAACCTGCGCTTCGACCGGGAAAAATTATTATAAAGCACTTGTAACGCAACCTTTGCCTGTTTAACACGCTGTGCAAAAAGAGAAGCATTCTCCTGCTTCGTCTCCTGCACACCCATCATATTAGGCGTAATGCCAATGATTTTATAAAGCAAATCACTCCTGTCAGCCGCTAACTGCTGGGGAGCAAATGGGAATTTAGGTACCTCATTTTCCTTGATCACATTGTCGATATCAAACTCTTTCCGAACTTTAAAATTAACACCAGGCGCATTACCCGCTTCCTCAACAACATTAGGATTTTCAAGCCCTTCAGCTTTGTACCGATACCCGGGGTTGATCGTCTTATTAATCAAAGCATTCGATTGATTCTGCCACGAATTAAAATCATCCTGCGGACCAATCGCATTCTTAAAAATTCCAAAATTTCTTACAGTTTGCCTGCCATAATTATAAGCGCTAAACGGAATAATATCAAACGTACCATCCTGAATATCGCATTTCTCTTTTTCAATGTAGTAATTCAGCCCGGGAATAAGTCTTTCAACATACTTAACCTCGTAACGCCCCCTTACTACGCGATGATTCGGATTCAACTTAAAAAACAAATCCGCCTTTTTCCCGGAAAGCGTCCACATCTCTGACTGTCCGGTCTGCGTATCAACAACAACCTCCGTATCCTCATAACGCTTCTCATGCCACTCAAGGATACGATATTTGCCCTCACGCAAATTCGTAACAGCAAAATGGTCATAAACAATCGTATTATCAGAAAGAATATCATTCCGCTCATAAAAATTATTATTCTCACGATCTTCCAATAACGGCTCTAATTTCCTTCTGTGACTCGAAAAGTGCTGCAAAATCTGCTTTTTCTCAAGCCACCGGCTCCGTGCAATGTAGCCCGCATCATCGAGAAAATAGTCTTTAGCATCATAATCAAACAGCAACTCAAACTCATCTATCTCACCCATCACAAGTGAGCCGTCAAGATGCTTTTCATCGCTATATCTGGGATACATAAAGCCCATCTTTACAATGCCTGCAAGCGCCCACTGCATCATCAGCGAGCGTGCATCATTATCCAAATTAACATGATCGATTAAGTCCTCAAACAAAGCAGCCGTCTGGGCTGATCCCCCCGGAAGTGGATAAGTGCGAATTTTTTGATCGTTAAGAAGAAAATCACCAAGGACCTGGTTAAAAAGCGGAAAAACAATATTGAAGACACGGGCAGGACGCCGAACAGTCTCAAACCATCTCAACTGCTGCTTATCATACTGCTCCCCGGCAAGATAAAGATAGCCCTTCTCGCACTCATCATAATGAGCCGAAAACCGATCAAACTCGGAAAGCCAAATCCGTGTTATCGTAACCAGCCTGCTATCTTTTTCACTCTGTTCCATCGAGCCTCCAGACAAAGACGGGCATCAGCCAGGGCTAATCGGGCAAAAAACCATTGCATAAATGCCCGCTATCTTTGCCTTATCTAACCAAATAGGGATAGGGAGTAGCATGTATAAAAAAAGGCGAATTCATAAAAATGTCAAGGATAACATTCTTTATAAATCCGCCCGATTTTTAAAGTTGTATCTAAACTTGATTAATTATACAATAAAGTTATGCCTCTGTCAAGTAAAAAATAATTAATCTATAAAACATATCCTAACTTACTGTTTTTTAGATAGCGATAAAAAATAATTAAAAAAAGACTTGACTTTCGTGGTATATCGTGGTATATTGTGTACGTAGTTAACATTTAATCGAACTAT